ACAAGAGTTACTCAAAATGATGGATTTAAATCTCGTGAATCAGAAGCCGGATACCTAATTCGTCAGTCTCAGAAGGAATTACTAATGCCATCAGATTGTCCAACCTGTGGCTACTCTATGCATAATCATGAAAAAAGATTGAACGAAAAATTCTGGTCAATTCATAAAGAATGTTTTGATTGTGTTGTAAAAAAGGAAACATTACTAAGGTCTGATCCTGAAGCATGGGATTCATATCAGCGAGATAAAATGTATAAAAATGCAAAATCATTTTTCAATGATGCTGATGAAGACGTGAAAGGCCTGGAAAAAATAATGACTCAGGCCATTCGACAAGTACAAAATGCAGATGGCGATGTCGAAACATTCGAAGCTTCTATGTCAAAAGAAAAATTTAAAGATATGGTATTACATAAGTATGAAGAATACAAAAAAGACACTTTAGGGGAGTTAAAAAATGGCAACCGTTGATAAAATAAAAAATGATCTAGTTCGTACAATAAATTTGATGAAGAAGAATATAGTCTTATATCAAAAGGCAGATTCCGACAAACAAGAGAAGTACAAAAAGATAGCAGTAAAATTGACTAAAAAGAAAAAACAGTTAGAAGCAGCTTTAGAAAATGGACTTGAATCTTTATATGCAGATGCGGAATTAGATCTAAATGAACTACGTATAATAATACGAAACGAAATACAAAAAGTAATCATTAATGAAGTGGATGTTTTTGGAGCTGCCCCAACAACTTCGACAGACACACCTGAACTAGAAGATGCGTTTAATGATTTAGAAAAGGATATTAAACGTACAGATATAGATGCTCCCGAATCGGAGGCAATAGGATTAACATTGGCTGGTATAGCATTATCAGCTCCAGAAATTATTAAATTGATAGGAAAGTTTGTAAATCTTCTTAAGAAGATACCATTTCTTAAGAAACTTTCTGGTGATAAATTAATTGCAATTGGAGACAAATATCATCACAAAATTACCGGCGCATTTGAATATATAATCAAAAAGGCCGGAGTAAAAGATGCAGCCAAGGCAAAAAAGTTTGCAGGCGTATTACACCATGTAGTCATTGCAATGTTATTAGTAGCCGGTGGAGTGAGCATGTCAGGGTTAGTAACTAAGGGAAGTATAAAGGGTGCGACATTAAAAGGAGCATTAAATGCTATTAAAGCAAAAGAAATAAGATCATTTTTAATAACATCAGCAGATGCATTAGTATAAAAGAAGAAAAGATATGAATTTATTAACAAAATTATTTTCAGGTGGAGCAGCAGACCTTGTCAAAGGTGTTGGCGGAGTACTTGATAATTTAACAACTTCTAAGGAAGAAAAGTTAGAAGCCGAAAGAAAAATACAAGAATTGATCTCCAACTATGAAACTAAAATGGAACAAAATGTAACCGATCGTTGGACATCTGATATGAATTCAGATTCTTGGTTATCGAAAAATGTAAGACCTTTAGTTTTAGTTTTCTTAGTTGCAACAACAGTGTTGATGATATTCATAGACGCAGGAACCATTGCATTTACAGTAGAAGAAAAATGGACCGATTTATTACAATTAGTTCTCATTACAGTCATTGGTGCATATTTTGGTGGCCGTACAATGGAAAAGCGAATTAAAAAGTAAATAATTTACTAGGTTATATGAATAGAAGTCTTTATATTTAAATTAATATATGTCTGTAAAAAAAACATTAAAAGAAATAATTCGCGATGAGTATAAGCGGTGTTCACAAGACCCTATTCATTTTATGCGAAAGTATTGTATTATACAACATCCTACTCAAGGTAAAATATACTTTAATTTATTTCCATTTCAAGAAGAATCATTAACACAGATATCACAGAATAGGTATAACATAATTCTTAAATCTAGACAGTTGGGTATTTCAACTTTAACTGCTGGATATGCTTTATGGAAAATGTTATTCAAATCAGATTTCAATGTATTGGTAATTGCAACTAAACAAGATGTTGCAAAAAACCTTGTAACAAAGGTTCGAGTAATGCATGAAAATTTACCTAAATGGTTGAGAGGCCAAGTATTGGAAGATAATAAATTATCATTACGATTGACAAATGGATCACAAGTTAAGGCAATATCATCTAAAAGTGATGCTGGTAGATCGGAGGCACTTTCGTTATTGATATTTGACGAAGCAGCATTTATTGATAGAATTGAAGATATATGGACAGCTGCACAACAAACCTTAGCTACAGGTGGTGATTGTATTGCATTATCAACGCCTAATGGTGTAGGTAATTGGTTTCATAAACATTGGGTAGCCGCCGAAGCTGGAGGAGAATTTAATACAATAAGATTACACTGGACTGTACATCCTGATAGAGATGACGCTTGGAGAGAAAAACAGACAGAATTGTTAGGCGAGAAAATGGCCGCACAAGAATGTGACTGTGATTTTATATCTTCTGGACATACTGTTGTTGATGGAGAACTATTACAATGGTATGATCAGACATATGTTAAAGATCCTGTAGAAAAACGAGGCTTTGATTCTAATTATTGGATCTGGGAATATCCAGATTACTCTAAAACTTATATGGTCGTAGCAGACGTTGCTAGAGGCGATGCGTCAGATTATTCTGCCTTCCATGTATTCGATGTAGAACAATGTAAACAAGTAGCCGAATATAAAGGAAAGATAGGAACTACAGAATATGGTAACATGTTAGTAGCCGTGGCAACCGAATATAATACTGCATTACTAGTTATAGAGAATGCAAATATAGGATGGGCAACAATACAGGTGGCCTTAGACAAAGGATACTCCAATCTATACTATTCTTATAAGCAAGATGGATACTTAGATGAAGAGATACACTTAAAGAAAAATTATGATTTAAAATCAAAATCTCAAATGGTTCCTGGATTTTCAATGACATCTAGGACAAGGCCATTAGTTATATCTAAACTAGAAACATATTTTAGAGAAAAGACTCCTATAGTACATAGTAAGCGATTGATAGATGAATTATTTACTTTTATTTGGATAGGACATAGAGCCGAATCTCAACGAGGATATAATGATGATTTAGTAATATCCTTTGCAACTGGATTATGGATGCGTGATACCGCATTAAGATTACGACAGCAAGGTATGGATTTAAATAGGAAATCCTTAGGTGGAATAGGAAAATCAACCGCGGTGTATACAAGTACCACTTCCCAGAAAGGTTCAGGTTGGGAATGGAATACCGGCGATAAAGATAATGATGATTTAACCTGGCTTTTATAGTAATATCATATTTATAATAAATTAGAAATACCATGGCAGAGAAAAATTTAAGATCTAGACTAAAAAGACTTTTTTCAACGAATGTAATTGTTCGTAGAGTAGGAAAGAAACGACTCCAAGTTATAGATTCAAATAAGTTACAATCATGGGGCAATATGCGACAAACAAAATATGTCGATAGGTTCTCGGGTATACATACAAGAAATCCAGGCTGGAGTACATATAACAACTCTGCAAATTATCATCAAAATAGAGTAGAATTATATACAGACTATGAAGGAATGGACATGGATCCGATCTTATCATCTGCCTTAGATATATATGCAGATGAATGTACAGTAAAAGATTCAGATGGTGATACATTAACCGTAAGTAGCCCAGATGATAATATAAGAAAAATCCTAAGAAATTTATTTTATGATGTATTAAATATAGAATATAATCTATGGCCATGGGTCAGAAATGCGTGCAAATATGGAGATTTTTATTTACATTTAGATCTTGATGAAGAGATTGGAATTATTAATGTAACACCATTATCGGCATATGAAATTAGACGTGAAGAAATGTTTGATGAAAAAAATCCATATGCAGTTAAATTTTTCTATGAAGGATTAAATACAGTAGGAGGTGCAGGTGGATCGGGACATGGTGGTGCTGGAATGACTGAATTTGAACCATTCGAAATGGCACATTTTAGATTATTATCAGATACTAACTTCTTGCCATATGGTAAATCAATGGTGGAAGGAGCTAGAAAAATATTCAAGCAATTAATGTTAATGGAAGATGCAATGTTATTACATCGTATCATGAGAGCTCCGGAAAGAAGAATATTTAAAATAGATGTAGGAAATATACCTCCTGGAGAAGTTGATTCTCATATGCAACAGATAGTTAATAAGATGAAGAAGGTTCCATATATAGATGAGGCCACTGGAGACTATAACCTTAAATTTAATCTACAAAATATGCTGGAAGATTACTACTTACCAGTAAGAGGTGGAGAATCAGGTACATCTATCGAAGCATTACCTGGAATGTCAAGTGATGGACAAATTGAAGATATTGAATATTTAAGAAATAAGATGCATGCCGCATTAAGAATACCAAAAGCATTTTTAGGATATGATGAAGGTGTAGAAGGAAAGTCTACATTGGCTGCTGAGGATATTAGGTTTGCAAGGACAATTGAAAGAATACAAAAAATATTCGTATCGGAATTAACAAAAATTGCAATTGTGCATTTGTATACACAAGGATATACAGATGCTGATCTAATCAACTTTGAATTATCATTAACATCTCCATCAATTGTTTATGAGAAACAGAAAGTTGAATTACTAAATGAAAAGTTGGGATTGGTATCTAACTTTAAAGAGTCTGGAATGTTTTCTGAAAAATATATTTATGAAAATATATTTGGTATGAGTCATACGGAATGGACTACAGAACAGGAACAAGTAATAGAAGACCTTAAGGGTGACTATAGAAAAGAACAGATAAAATCTGAAGGCAATGATCCTAAAAAGACAAATATGAGTTTTGGAACGCCTCATGACATTGCCGCTCTACATATGAATGGAGCAGATGAGATACCAGGTGCTCAAGATGAAGGTGCGGATAATCCAGTAGCTGGCCCAGGCCGTCCAAAAGAATTTGGATCTTGGGGCAAGTCAAATTCACCATTTGGTAGAGATGCATTAGGAGATAAGTCTTTATCAAAAGCATTTGATACTGATAAATCTCCATTACAACATAACTATAGAGGTGGCAGTCCGTTAAGTGTAGAAGCCAAGTCCTTTGCAACTTTCTTAACTGGTAAATTAAAAACAGCAAAGGTATTAACAGAGAGTCTATCATCTAACAAAGAAGATGAAGATAAAGGGACGTTATTAGATGAGTCAGGGTTGATTCAAGAAGAAAAATCGGAGTGAAACTCTAATAACTCTATATTTATTTAAAAGTAGATAGAGAACTAACGGGACGAATGTCAATGAAAAAAATAAAGCACACAAAGTTTAAAAATACTGGTATTCTTTTTGAAATGCTTGTACGCCAAGTAGCATCAGATACAATGAACGGCCGGAATACTAGAGCTTTGCCATTAATACAGCGACACTTCAAACCAGAGACAGAACTGGGTAAAGAACTGCAACTGTATAGAACACTTCAAGAAGAAGAGTTTAAAACAGAAACCAATGCTCAAAAGTTCTTGCAAGCATGTGTGACTGCAAGAAAGTCATTAAATGAAGGCGCACTCCGTAGACAAAAGTATAATCTCATCAGAGAAATAAATGATACTTTTATTATAGAGAACTTTTTCAAATCTAGAGTATCAAATTATACGTTACTTGCTTCAATATTTAAATTATTTGAATATGCAGAAGCACAGAATCCAGCTCAAATGGTTAGATCTAAAAGTATATTAGTTGAACATGTATTGAGAAATGCACTTGCAAATCCTATTAAAGAAAAGCGAGGCAATACTATTAAAGAAACATTCAAAGTTCAGACAAAGGATATTAGATTGTTATCATATAAAATGCTAATTGATAAATTTAATCAAAAGTATAATGGACTCAATCAACGCCAAAAGAATATATTACGTGAATATATAAATAATGTAACAAATACTGTTGCATTAAAAGAATTTGTCCAAAAAGAAATTCCGGTTATTAAAAAAGAATTAAAAAAGGCATCTGCGAGAGTAGGATCTAAGATAGTTAAAATTAAATTGAATGAGGTTAATAATATGTTATCGACAATTCAAAATGCGCCTATAGTTAAGGATAAAGATATTTTAACAATGCTACGTTATTATGAATTAATAAAACAACTTAAATATACGGAGACCAACTAATGTCAGCAAATCCAACTCAAAAACAAAATTGGTTCCATCCAAATCAATTAACAGCATCTTATACAACTACAGGAAAATATTTTGGTGCAAGAACAATAGCACCAAATGCAGGTAGTGTAGATGTTACTGGTGAAGGGTATGGTGCAATATTAATAGGCGATGTAACTAATTTATTTATAACAGCATCTAATGGTACAGTTGTTCCAACCGCTCAATTTGATGCTAAGACAATATATGATATTGGAATCAAAGGAATTAAAGCCGGCGCAACAGGTAACTGTACTATATTCAAAAGACAGCAATAGGAATTAAGATATGGATTATTTAAATAAATTTAAACAATATCTTAATAAACTAGATGAAGAGCTAGAGGACGAAATTGAAGAGACAAATGTAACTGCTAATATGGATGGCGGAGAAGGTCCTGCCAAGACTCCAAATGCGTTTAGTGATAACTCTAAAAAGTCTAAAAAGAAACAAAAAGATAATGCAACTGCATCTACTGGATTTGATGTAGTAAATGATTCATTATATATGAAGATGATGAAATCATTTAATAGCCCCGGTCAATTAAATGAAGGGTCCTATCAAGATTATAAAAAGGATCCAACGTCGACACCACAACAAAAAGTTAATAGAGGAATAGCTGAAGTTAACAAGATGTTAGGATTAATGGAGCGGACAGTAAATAACAATTTAAGGTTAAAAACAGAAATGGGAGTCCAATCTAACCATTTTTGGAAATCTACCGGAAATAGATTTGCAAAGATAAATGAAAGAATGACGAGAATTGCACATCGATTGAAAGAATTATCACAATAGGAAATAAATATGTCTAAACAATTATTAGTTGAATATACAACATTTAAAATATCACCAGAGGCTATAAACGAAAGTTTATCAAAAAATGAAGGTAGATTAATTGTCAATGGTGTACTTCAACGAGCGGAATCAAAAAACCAAAATGGAAGAATTTATCCAAAAGAAACATTAATGCGTGAAGCAGCTAAATATTCTGATGGATTTATTAAGGAGAAGAGAGCTCTAGGAGAATTAGACCACCCAGATTCCTCAGTAGTGAATTTAAATAATGTCTCTCATAATATATTAGATATGAAATGGAGTGGTGATGATCTAGTTGGTACTGTAGAAGTACTAGGAACGCCAGCAGGAAATATTCTCAAAGAGCTTTTTAAATCAGGAATTAGATTAGGAATCTCATCTAGAGGAATGGGGTCAGTGAAAGAAGTAGTAACTGAAGGAGAAGATACATTAGAAGTACAACCTGACTTTGAATTAATTGCATTTGATTTTGTTTCAAATCCATCAACTCATGGAGCATTTTTATCGCCAGTACACGAAGGGAAGATTCAAAAGACTGATAAATATGCAGAAGTAAATAGATTAATAACCGATATAATTAAGGAATACTAATATGTTAAAAGATATGGAATCGCTATATGCACCAAATAAAATGACTAAGAATGCTGATCTATTGGCAGGAGAAGGAAAGAAGAATACAGGTCTATCAGGTCTAGGAGAAGCAGATGCATCTAAATATTCAAAAACTGATAGGAGAGATCCATTTGCTTTTGAAGGAGCCAAGAATACAGGTCTAAATTCTGCAGAAGGTTTATCATTATACGGCTTGACAGGAAAAGGTCCAATAGCATATATTGATAAAGTTACATTCCAAAAATAAGGACCAACATGAATTTAAAAAGACAATACCAACGATTATTTGAAGGAAGGCAAAAATTTGCAAAAGCTAATTCATTAGTCACTAATGATAGATTATTAGAAGATGATTCATTTTTAAACGATCCGGCCGCAAATTTACAGGATCGTGGAATACCAGAAAACTTACCATTAGATATAAAGTATTTTGAGGAAACATTAAATACGCTGCAGACATCTATAGAAGAAGTTCACCGAGAACTTTCTGGTGAGGTGCAGTCAAAAAGTGAAACGACTGGTAATTATGAATATGATACAATGGAAAAGCAAATTTCTAGATATATTAATGGCGCATCAAAACAATTAGAAGGATTAATAAAATATCTGGACAGACAACAACGAAGAGGATTATAAAATGATACGAAATAAATTTGAAACAAAATTATTAAGATCTTTACTTAAAGAAGAATTTGGTGCAGAGGAACAGGCTCCGGAGACAACTCGAGATCAAAAAAAGGCATTCACCGAGGCAGTTGGTAATTATCATACATTGGGCGAATCTGTATACAGAAATGCTTCATTGAGAGAAATAACAGAACAGTTAGGAGAGATAGTAAGAGTTGCTGAGACCCTTACATTAAAAGAGTCAGAACATTGGTTTGATAATGTTACTACATCGCGTCATATGAAACAACTCGGAGAAGCTTATAAAGTATTTGAAAAGACCGCAAAGGAAGTTCATACATTACAGCAGAGGTTAGAATCTGCATATGAGGACATGGGAGGTACATTAAACAAGTATTATAAGATAAGTGAAGCATTACAAGAAGATGGTAAACCAGATTTCCTAGATGCAGATAAAGATGGCGATACTGAAGAACCTATGAAATCTGCATTAACTCAGAAAGAAGATCTTAACATATCGGCAAAGGCCTTCAAGAAAATGAATCATAATAAGATTTCTAAATTAGCAAGAAAAACTGATATAAATATTGAAGATTAATTAGGATCTTTAAAATATATTCTTTATATTAATAGTAGTTATAACGTAAAACAAGTTACATGGATAAAAGATTAAAAATTTGGCAGTCATATATACCCGGAAGTGCAAACGGAGTCGCTGTCGTCAATTCAAAATTTACAGATAAAAACGGAAATGAGAGATCAGTGCCTGATATTGGATTTGCCTTACGTCTATGGAAAGAGACATTAAAGGAATCCGGTAAGATGGATGAATTAAAATCACGAACTCATTATATAAAAAAATCTGCACGAAGAAGAGTTGCAAGAGATAATGCAATATATTATCTACAAGAGGCCAGGCGAAGAGAGGAGATGTAATAGTATATAAAGGGTAGTCTTACTACCTTTTTTACTTTTCTTAAATTTTTCTTGTAAAAGCGGCCTGCTTTTATATAATCCTATATATTTATAATAGATTTTAAAACATACAATATTTCTAATATATTGTCCCTGATTCAAAAAAAACCTAACAATTAAGATTCCTAATAATCTTATTTCCAATTAAATTAAGAGGAGAAAATAAATGAACAATTTATTAAAAGAAGCTATAGCAGACGCGAAAGCCGTACGAGAAACTGCATTAGCAAACGCAAAAATAGCATTAGAAGAGGCGTTTACGCCAAGACTTCAATCTATGTTATCAGCAAGATTGTCTGAAGAAGAAGAGGGATACGAAGAAGAGGTCCCTGTCTCAGAAGATGATATGCCTATGGATGAGCCAGAAGTGGCAGCACCTGTAGAGGCACCGGTAGAAGAAGGTGAATATGAGTTCGAGGAAACGTATGAAGACCTTGAACCAGAAGCACCAGAAGCACCAGTAGAAGAAGGTGAACTTGACTTTGAGGAGCCAGCTGCGGAAGCGCCAGTTGAAGCTCCAGTGGAAGAAGAGGAAGATCTTGAACTTGAAGCAATCTTACGAGAGCTTGAAGAAGAGGGAGATTTCGAAGAAGCACCCGTAGAAGAGCAATCTGGTTCTACTAATATCGGTAAAGGTGATAACAAGGTAGCTACTGCAGATGCAGGAGATGAACAAGACCCAGGAAAGGGAGACCTTACCGAAGAAGGCGAAGAAGAAGACGTCGACTTGGAAGAGATCATCAATGCATTGAGAGAAGAAGAAGGTGATGATGCAAATGCAGCAGAGCCAGAAAACGGAACTGCATTAGCAGAAGAAGAAGGTGAGGCTGTTGAAGCTGAACTGGAAGAAGCTTATAAAGTAATTAGATTTATGAAATCTAAACTTAATGAGGTAAATCTTTTAAATGCTAAACTATTATTCTCAAACAAACTATTTAGAAACCATTCATTAAATGAAGGTCAGAAAATGAAAGTAATCGAAAACTTTGACAGAGCTCAATCATTGAGAGAAGTTAAATTAGTATTTGCTACATTGTCTGAGTCATTTAAATTTAATGGTAAACGAGTAAAAACAATCAAAGAGTCTTATGCAAGCAAAGCATCTAGATCTACTAGACCAACTAGAAACGTCCTTTCGGAGGGCGCAGCAGTTGCTAATAGATTTAAGAAGTTAGCTGGCTTACTATAAGATTTAAAAAAAGGGAAATTAAATGAATATTAATTCTTTATTGCCAACGAATACTGCAGCAAAAGCAAAAGCAGTAACGGGTGGCCTAGTAAAAAAATGGGAAAGAACAGGTCTTCTAGAAGGCATGACTCATGAGTATGAAAGATCTGGCATGGCCGTGCTTTTAGAAAACCAAGCAAAACAATTGGTATCTGAAGCAAACCAAACAGGTACATCTGCAAACTCGGAAGAGTGGTCAGGTGTTGCTCTTCCATTAGTACGTAGAATCTTCGCAGAAATTGCTGCAAAAGATTTCGTAAGCGTACAACCAATGAACCTACCATCAGGTCTAGTATTTTTCTTAGACTTTAAATACGGAACAAACCAACCAGGATTTACATCTGCAGGCTCAGGCGCTACAGATCAAGACAATTCTGTGTTTGGTGTAACTGATGATAGAAAAGGTACAACTCCAGCTACTGAAGGCCTCTATGGCGCAGGTAGATTTGGATATACTATTAATGAAGCGACTTCTGGAGCAAAAACAAATGGTACAGGTGTAGCAGGAACGAGTATCGTAACTGGATCTTTAGCAACAGCAGCGGCATTTGAAGACTATACTAATCATGATGCAGAATTTTCAGCTTCATTATCAGGAGTATATGCATTGTTTCAGACAGTATCTTGGAAATTTGCAGCTGGTGATTTAGCAGATGGTAATGGTGTAAGAGCATTTAAAATATCTGGATCAGGTATTGATACTTATTATCCACAATTTACTACGGTAACTGGATGGTTAGGAAAATCAACTGATACTCCAACTGTTAAGTTCTTAGTAAAAACAGCAGCTTCAGCAATTATTAATGCTGATATTTCTTATCAGAAAGCCCCAAGTGATATCACAAGAGGTGATTTTGAAGAAGGTGCTAATGGGTCTACAGTAGGCGCAGCAGCAAATTCTGATTTAGATATTCCAGAAATTAATCTTGAAATGAAAT